GACAGATTAAAAGAAAATGGAGAAGATTTTACAGAACTCATAGAGAGGGATGTGAGTTGGTAGGAGATTTTATTGGAGCTGTAAGTATTTTTGTATTTTTATTTGAGCTCTATATCATCGGAGTTATGTTAGGAGGTCACTAATGGGAAATGTAATTTTAGGGCTTTTGTTAGTCGGCTACATAGTGGTTACTATCGTAAATCTGGTAATTGAGGTAAAGAGAGATAAAGAAACCAGACCTCTAAGGATAAGAGAAAGCAGATCCCAGATGTATTTAGCTTTTGAGCTTGCCAGATTTAATAAAAATATTGAAAAAGCCAGAGAGGAGGCGGAAAAGTAATGGGATTAAAGAGCTTAATAGCAGTAGCACAAGGAAAAAATGCAGAGAGCGTATCCTTTGAGGATAAGTTTCTTAAAAATTATGAGGAGGCTGTAAAGGCTAAGGAGCTGGAGGAGAGGCAGATAGCCCCATCTGAGTATATCCGCCCATCTTCTATGTATGGCTGTGAGCGTATGTTATTTTTCCAGAGAGTACATGGAGGCTCCCAGAACGGAGAGCAGAGTGAGGTAAATCTTATTGAGATATGCCAGAGCGGTACAGATAGGCACTTAGACATACAGCATATAGTAGAGCGTATGGAGGGCGTAGAGTGCTTAGATCTGGAGGAAATGGTAAAAGAGGCACAGGCTAAAGGCATTAAAACAGAGTTTGTAGGCTGGAATGAGGATCATACAGAGGGCAGGTGTAAAAATGATGAGCTCTCTATTTATTTCCAGCCAGACGGAGTTATTAGATTTAATGGTAAGGATGTAATCTTAGAGATTAAAACAGAGAGTACTTACCAGTTTAGTAACAGATATGAGCCTAAGGCGGATCATAAGTGGCAAGCTACTTGTTACGGTATGGGGCTGGGTATAGATTATATCCTTTTCTTTTATGAGGATAGAAATTTCTGTAAAAAGAAACCGTACCTCTGGAAAATAACCGATGAAATGAAACAGGCAGTACTTAACAAGATACGAACTGTAAACAATGCTTGTAAAACAGGGATCCCTCCAGAAAAGGATGATAGCAAGTGTACTTACTGTAGATATAAAAATGAGTGTGCTTTAGTGGATGCTGGTAAGTGGGTACATCCTAACCCTCCAGAAAAGCCTCAGACAGCCCAGAAAGATACAAACAGAAAAAAAGGCAAGTCTACAGGTAAAAAGAAAAAAGCCTCTACAGGGCAAAATACAGCGTTGAGAGCGGTATGTGGTAACTGTGAGCATTGTGGTAGAGAGCTGGGAGCTTACTACTGTAGCATTGATAAAGAGGGATCTATGTATGTAGACCGCAGAAAGAAATGTAAGTTTACTCCTAGCAGATTTAAGGGGGTACAGGATGGCAAGTAATAACATCGGTAAAACCTTTGAGCAGGAGTTTAAGGAGTGTGTACCTCCAGATTATTACCTGTACCGCCTAAAGGATGATACAAGCGGATTTTATGGAGTATCTAATCCATGTGATTATATCCTTTTCAGATCTCCTTATCTCTTTCTGGTAGAGCTTAAAACCCATAAGGGAAAGAGCATACCGATAGCTAAGATCAGACATAACCAGATACAGGGAATGGAGAAAGCTACTCATTATGAGGGAGTGTACGGAGGCTTTTTAATCAATTTTAGAGAGCTGGAGGAAACATATTACATAACCGTACAGGATGTGATCCAGTTTACTCAGACGGAGGAGAGAAAGAGCATACCTGTAGAGTGGTGTAGGGATCACGGAGTAAAGATAGAGCAGAAAAAGAAAAGAGTGAGATACAGCTACGATCTGGAGAGCTGGTTAAGGAGGTACTATGGAAAATCCGTGTAGTAATTGTGATAGTACATCAATGGAGATGTGTTTAATTATTAGACATTGTGAGCACTTTGTAACAAAGAAATCTAAAGAGGAGAGCAGGTGTAAAGATTATGTAGGAGTTACCTGTGTAAATGGTGGATGCCCTAACGCTATGGCGGATGAGTACCCAGAGTATGGCTATGAACATTGTACCTGTGAGGAATGTGGATATTATAAGGGCTGTGAGGATTGTGCCTTAGCAGGTACAGAGCATTGTAATAAGGCTCCTACAGGAGGAGGTAAAGATGGTACAGAGTGATAAATTAAAGAAAATCATAGCAGAGGTAAAAGAGGAGAGCTCCCCTGTAATAACCCTCTCAAATGAGTTAATAGCAGATTTTAGTAAAGAGCTTGATAGTGCTATCTCAGAGCTGGATATGATTATGGAAAGCATAGGAGAAAACTCTATAGAGGATATACCAGATAGCCAGATAGAGTATTACTGTGTTAAGATCCCAGCCCTTATGTACTATGCAGGGCAGAGAGTAGAGGAGCTGGGTATGCAGGTAGATCTAGCCTCTAACGCTAAGAAAAGTGCTCAAAATGAGGCGATGGTAAAAGTATCTGGTACTGTGCAGGAGAAAAAAGCCAGAGTAGAACAGCTCACAGAGGATAAAGCCTTAGTAGAGGCTATTTACCGTAGAGCTTATAACAGCCTCAAAGTTAAGTTAGAGATGGCTGAGAAGATCTACAGCGGATTAAAGAAATCTCTCTCAAAGAGGATAGCAGAGGTAGATCTGGATAGATTTAGTAAGGATAAATATACCAGAGAGCCAGAGGATCCTATGGAGGATTAAGCCTATGGAGCGGTGGGCTTATGAGTACCTTAGGAGACAAGCCATAGAGGATAGATGTAAGCAGGAGGCACAGTGGCTAATAGATAATCCTAAGGACAGTATCCGTAAAGTGGCTAGAGAATTTTGTATAAGTAAGAGCCAGCTACATAGAGATCTCCATGAGCTCAGAAATATAGATGATGATCTCTATGTACAGTGTAGAAATATTTTAAGGAGGCACAGAAGAAGTGGAGGAAAAGTTAGATAAGTTTTTAGCATATCTGGAGGAAAACGGTGTAGAGATCTCTGGAGAAACAGCTTTTAAGTGTGCTGATGGGATTGTACTTTTTAGCCCTAATGAGGGAGGAGGAGTAGATATAGCCATTATCAGAAATGTAGTTGAGTTAAATTACAACTTAGGTATCACGGATGCCGATGTAAACCTCTTTAATACAGAGGTAGGTATTATGCAGGAGTTAGGAGGATCTGAGGATGGAGAATAATAAACCAGTATTTTATATGTTAGTGGGGTTGCCAGCCAGAGGTAAAAGCTCTGAGAGTGACAGGTTGGGAGATGTAATTGTTAGATCCTCTGATTATCTTAGAGATAAACTCTGTGGAGATATAAATGATATGAAAAATAATGGTGCTGTATTTACCGTTTTACAGAGTTTGGTTAGGGCGGATCTATATCATGGTAAGGATGTAGTATACGATGCTACAAACTTAAAAGCGAGCTATAGAGTAGAGTTTTTGGATACTCTTAGGTTATTAAAATGTAAAAAGGTTTGCGTGTTTGTAGATACTCCTTTTGAGGTTTGTGTTAAGCGTAACGAGGAAAGAGATCGTACAGTACCTAAGGAGGCTATGGATAGAATGAAAAGATTTTTAGAGCCTCCTACTTTTGCTGAGGGCTGGGATGAGATACGAGTAGTTAAAAATTGGAATGAAAAGGAGAATAGCGATGGCGGAGATAGATAACCTCATAGCTGAGGTAAACAAGAAATATAAAACGGATATAATCCGTAAAGCATCGGATCTTAAGGGGATAGAGTTTATCCCCTACACCTCTCCTATGATGAATTATTTAACCAGAGGAGGAGTACCTGTAGGGAGGATCATAGAGCTAGTAGGGTTGCCTCAGAGCGGAAAAACTACTACAGCTCTGGATATTATCTCTAATTTCCAGAAAAAGTACACAGATAAGTACTGTGTATATCTGGATGCAGAAAATACGATAGATAAGGAGTGGGGAGAAACTCTGGGGGTAGATTGGAGTAAGGTAATCCTCATCCAGCCAGAGAGTGAGTATGGAGAGGAACTCTTAGATATGCTCTTAGATTACATAAGATCTGGTAAGGTAGGCTTAGCAGTATTAGATAGTGCTCCATTTATTATCCCTAAGGCAGTACAGGAAAAGGGCTTAGATGAGAAAAGCTATGGAGGCAACAGTGCTCTTATGAAAGCCTTTTGTGATAAGGCGGTACCGCTTTGTAAGAAAGTGGAGTGTACTTTTCTGATGATTAACCAGCTCAGAGAGAATATTGGAAATCCGTATAAGCCTTATAAAATTCCTTGCGGTACAGCAAGAGCTCATGC